TAGTGATACTTGCTCCCTGATCTCTTGAAGTTTCTGTTCAAGATCCACTGTGGCACTTTCAATTTGATTGAGTTGGTCGGTAATGCCTCTCTGGTTGCTCTTCTTGCTTGATTCTGTAATAGTTTGGCTACAAGTTGGGCATCTATCGTTTTCTTCATAGAATTTCATCTCCTTATTAAGTGTTTTCTTCTTGTCACTGAACTTAGACTGGTATACTCTGAGTTCATTTAACTTATTTGTCACATCACCTATAGAATCTGCCTCTTTTTGGAGTAAATCCACCTGTTCTGAGGCATTTATGATGTTCTCCTCTAGTTCATCTACCTCTGTCTGTAAAGTAGAGATATCCGTACTCTTTGCTTCCCTCTGTCTCTTCTGATTTGCCTTAATATCCTCTATAAATCGCTGTTGTATCTCTACTTTCTCCTTAATTAGGTCAAGGTCATACGTTGCCTGTGATATACTATCACGCACACCCTTTGCTCTGCCTTTGAGGATGTCATTCATGGTAGAAAACACCTTAATATCAAGCAAATCCTCAATAACTTCCCTTCTGTTGGGTGCTGTGAGTTGCATGAAAGGTATGAAGGTGCTGCTCCCTAGGATAACCACCTGTGTGAATGACTTATAGTTTAATTTTAGTACAGATTGCTCCAACCATGTCTGCTGATCACGTTGATTTGACTCCTGATTGAGTGCTGTACCGTCTCTGAAGATTTCAAATATATTTGGTTTGACTCCTCTGTTCACTTGCCAATGAGTTGACCCTATTTTAAACTCAATAGAGACCAACATCTCCTTTTCATTGACAGCATTGATCAGTTGTGCCTGAGATATTTTACGGAAAGGTTTCTTGAACAGGACAAAGCAGATGGCATCAAGCATCGTGCTTTTTCCTGCCCCGTTGGAACCAACAATTAGTGTCGAAGGACTACCTATCAAGTCAACTTCGCTGAAAACGTTACCTGTTGACAGGAAATTCTTCCAACGAATCTTCTCAAATACGATCATAAAAAATAGACAAATTAAAAATCAGGAGGTATCACTATTTGATCTGGTGTGATCACATAATATGGGTGATTATACTGTTTACAAGTACCAATCGCCTCGACATCCGACACTTCTACCGCATCCATAAGAGGGTAGTCGTTTGCTTCCAATAACCTAGCATAACGTATTGCGTCGTCTTTGTCAACCCAGAGGTAAAGTGTCTTTTTTCCATCTTTTTCAACGGAATAGGCACCCTGATCCTCCTTTCCTTTGAGTGCCAAGATGTACATCAGACTAACTCCAGTGCTTCAATGTAAAGGGACTTAAGAATTGTGTTTATACCCTCCTTATCATGGTATTCCATACCATTTACATAGTTTTCTAGTAGAGTGAGGGTGTCTTCTTTCTCTATATCTATGTCATCAGAAAATTCTGAGTCATAAGATGAGTCCTCTACTACCTTGATGTCAGTTACACCATGAACATACAGTTGAGAGATAAAATATTCAAACTTTTGGGTGTCTTTTTTGTTCTCTACTATGACTTTGACCATCTTATTCTTGTATTGTCTAGCGTCAGGTAGTTTTCTCTCATCATAAAAAATCTTGTCGAAGATACGATAGGGATTTTCTATGAATTTCTTCACTTTTGTGGTCGTATTGTACTCATGGAACCCTCTTTCGTCACCCCAATCGTTCCAGTAGATGTGATATGGATTACCAAGGTAATGACAGTTAGCATGACTACTCTTAGTGTGGTAGTGACCACTGAAAACTTGGTCAAATTTAGCAAAAAGGTTCTTATCTATGCCATGTGTCATGGTAAATCCCTTGTGTGCCTCGAAACCATTGAGTTCAAGATGACCCATCGCTACAGTAGCAGTGGTATCTTCTATCATTTGGTAGGTTTTTTCCTGATTTTCAGCATTTATCCATGGTATGAACAGTATTTCTAGGTCACCTATCATCACCTGTGTTGGTTCAGAATATATGTGTACGTTGTCGTACTCACCAAGGAAATTATCCAGTGTATTTACGCTATTTGTGTCCTTATAATAAGCAGTATGGTTCCCTACGAGTGAATGAACCTCGACCCCCATTTTTTGTAGTCGATTAAAGTAATTATTTCTTGCCCAATCTACTGACCAGATGTCTACATTCTTACGATTGTCAAATGTATCACCTAAATCTAGTAGTATTTTTATATTATTCTCCTCTAGGTATGGAAAGAAGATGTTGTCATAGAAATCTTTGAAGTAGTCATGAAAATGTCGACTAGATTTCCTCGCACCGAAGTGCTGATCAGTTATTATTGCTATGTTCAATTTGATTTTACCTGTACGTTTTCTTTGATGCTGTTCATCGCTGAGTGATCATCGTTACCATCACTGTGGAACAGTTGATCGTACCCTGATTTAGTAATAATTTTATTCTTTATCTCTAATTGTCTCTTCTCTTTTGAAATTCTTCTGAGGAAAGCGTAGTAAATAATCTGAGTAAAATATGCGAATGGGTTACTTGACTTACTTGGATCAAAGTTACCTATGTATTGTACACAATTTTCTATGCCATCGCAAATCATGTCCTCTCTGAACATGTAATTGACAAAGTTTGGTTTGTATGACAGGTGTGTTGCTATCTTAAGAAAACATTCTCCTATGTAATTACTGATCTGGGGTCTGGGTTCTCCATTCTCCTCAGCAACCTTACACTCTGCCTTGAAATCTACAAGAGCAAGAAGAAATTCTTTGTTGTTAACGTAATGTTCTGACTTCTTTTTCATACCAATGGGTTTGGTTACTCCTAGTATACATTGTTAACGTTTCCACGTCAAGCTTGACAAGGGTCTTAAAAACATGTACACTAACTGTGTAGCAGGTTCAAAGGTTAATTAGGACCATTTATTATTTCTTTTAAATATAGACTCTAGAATTGCTCTAGATTCCTCAACAGTACCGACCCTTCCTTGATTCTTAGGAGGGGTTTTTGAATACTCAGGGTCAATCTTACTGATAGACATCTCATAGAATGCTTCTACCTCACCATCAACCTCTACACATGTTATAATTCTATCCATAGGTACGATAAAGGATCTCTCTTTAGAGAACTTCATCCATGGAGATACCTTAGCACCCACGCGGGAGTCCATAGTCACCTCTTCTACCATGATAGGATTATCTAGTATTAGATAACGTCCGTTCTCATCATCAACAGATGATACTTTTGATAGCACCTCTTCACCTGAGATCATTTTAATTGCACCAAGAAACTCGTCTTCAGTAGGCATATCTATTTTGTTTGTAAATTGACATCAATAAATTCATAGTTAAATGATTCTTCATTGTATATTTTCACACGCTCAACCAGATGGTTGAGAGTATAGTTACGACGACCTCCTTTTGAGATGTCATCTGCTATATCATACAGTACAGCTTTTGTCTTATTGTCTCCCTTACGGAGTACCCGTCCGATTGACTGTAAATTCCTTATTCGCGACTTACTGGGGGAAGCAAATACTACATTATGTAGGTTTCTTATGTTGATACCAGTGGAGAAAGTACCGTACGATGCTACGATTATACTATCTGTGGTGGTTTCAGCGATCCTCCTTGCCTTTTCTCTGTCCTCTGTCTCTACTCCACCGTAGATGAGGAAGGTTTGTCTTGAATCTTCTACTTTATTATTTATCAGATCGAACAATGGCATGCCATGTTTCTCTACGTAGTTGAATAACACCAGAGTGTTACCCTCTAGATCACATACAAGGTTACGGATGAATCTATTGCGACCTTCATGGGAGCATATGTACTCCATTTCATCCTGATAGGAGTCAAACTCCTGCCACTTATGCTTGAGCATGAGGACTTTGATCTCAAATTCAGATAGGTGTCCTTCCTTGATAAGGTTCTCAGTCTTAGTAACCTTATTCACAGCACCAAACACACCCTCTAAGACCAGTTTATTGGTCTGTAACCCGTCTAACGTACCAGTAAACCCTATTCTATACTTACAGTCATGTAACTTGTTCATGATACCAGTCAAAGACTTTGCTTTAAACTGGTGTGCTTCGTCACCTATGACTGCTCCAAAGGACTCAAAGTATTTTTTAGGTAACTTGTAGATAGATTGCCATGTAGTTATTATAACATCCTTATCAGAAAATGGGGTCGCCCCGCCATATACTTTGTGACAATGGTGTTTTGCTGACCAACCATAGTCTCGGAAGTCCTTGTACATCTGCTCTACAAGGGACGTAGTAGGCACTACAATGAGTGTCTTTAGATCTTTCTTACCAAAGTACCTACAGAGGGCATATATCATCAAACTTTTACCACTAGCAGTGGGTGACAGGAGTAATCTCCTCCTGTATCTCATTGCTTCATAGATTGCCTGATACTGATAGTCCCTTACTTTGTGAGGTAACTGTAATCCCTTAACGAATGACCCGACAGCAGCGGGTGTAACAAGGTCATCCACTTCTTCTGGAAGTCCATAGACATCGTTGTCGATGTATTTGTATGGGTATCCGTGCTCCTGTAGAAAAGTTGTAACGTAAGGTAGCAAGCCAGCATATATTTCACCTGTAGCTGGACTGAATAATTTGATTTTTCCATCCCAATACCTCTTTTTATAGGCAGACATAAATTTTGCTTGAGGCACCTCGAAGGTGAACTCGTCTGCCAATTCATATTGTACGTGGGGTGGGCAATCTAGTGTGAGATATACTTCGTTCTTCTTCTTGATAAGGACATCAGACATCGTAACCCTTCAGCATTTTGGCAAACTCAATCGCATTCTTAATCATAAACGATTGGTTGTTCACAGCCGTTAGTATACTCTTGAGAGTATCAATCATCTGGTTATAATACTTAAGCTTAAACACAGCCTTCTGGTATTTTTCATCCGAATCTATGTAGATAGAGATGTCTGTTTTTAGAAGTTTAGTAGGAAATGGCTTGGTAGACTTTCCAGTATAAAATTCCCAGAGTTCACGGTAAAGTGACTTTAGTTTTAGTTCATGCTCATCTCTGAGCATTGTTACTTGATTAAGTAATTGAAGATATTTAGCATGTTTCCTCGGTATAGCGAGGGAGTCATGGTCTAATTTTTCATCGTCAAGTTTAGAGTCCTCTTTCCACATGGACTCAATCATTTCAAGATTCATGCTTAATGATCTGTTATATTATATATTAGACTTTCGCTCCGTCGCTATCTATAAACTCTAGTAAGGTGTATTTAAACGTGACATCAGCAGTCACGTAGTCTATGTCTGTAGCATCTGCTGATAATCTGACACCAGTCAATGACACAGGGAATATGTTCTCGAATACAACTGAGGTAATACTATTAAAGTTACTGTCTAACACTAACAGTCTAGCATCTGTGGTAATTTTTGCGTAGTCTGTCTGTCTACCTGGTTCGTATACACCACGTAGATAGTTGGCAAACTCTTCTTCATGCTTAGGGTTAGTCATACCCTTCAACCATTTGTATATCTCATAGTAGTTGTCCATGTTCTCATTGATCATGAACGTTAGGTTGAGATCACCAAAGGTCATCTTGTCACCAGGTGTGTCATATGCCTTGACTCTGGTCTCTATGGTTCTATTTCCTATACTTATTTCTGGTATATTTACTGTCTGACAAAAGAATTCTACTGTGGGTAGTCTTTCTATAAGAAATTTAAACCCAACGGGTGAGAGGAAGTTCTTGCTATCAGGTGAAAATAACTTACTGGATGATGTCATTCCCAATACTCATCTAATACATCTAATACATTATTTAGGATCATCTGTGCTGCTGCTCTCTCGTTGTCATTCCATTCGGGGTACCACTGATGACGGTGTAAACCATCTTTCATACGCATTACCTTTGCTAGCATGGCAACTTTATTCAATCTTCCGTTCATGAGGGTTCAACCTTTCCTATAATTTAGCATAAAAAAAGGGGCGAAATGCCCCTTGTAAAGTGATATGTGTATATCCTGATACAGGATTACATAAGGTTAGCAACTCTAACTCTTCTGTAGTAAGCGTTAGCACCAATGTTGCTGCTATGCTGTGGATCAGAGTTTGTAAGAGCTGTAAGTCCCTTAGCGAATGGGTTAAGAACCATTCCGTAACGAGTTTTAAACCCGATACGTGGCTGGAATGTATCCTGTCCAATCGCTCTGTACATTTGTAGCGGAACGTAAGGACAATAGAATAATCCTGCGTCGTATGCGTTAGTACCTTTGTATCCAACAACGTAGTATTGGTCAGCAGATACGTTTGCTGAGTAAGGGTCGATGTACACTTTGAATCTTCCGTTGATTGTACCAACGAATGTGTTTCCTGTGTCATCAATCTCGCCAAGTCCACCAACTGCTTGGTTGATACCTGAAGAGTAGTCTAGAACACCCGCCATAGCAAGAGCAGAAGCAACATCACTAGAAGTGATGATTACGTTACCCTTTCCTCTACGAGTCTCTAGTGCGATTGCGTTAGCATCTCTTTCGATCTGGAATAGTAGACCTTTGAATTTCTCAACAGACCATCTTCCATTTGAGTCAACGTCTAAGTCAAATACACCTGCATTTGCTGTGTTAACCTGAGCACCAGGCTTAGCACCTCTGTATACAGTACGTACAACTTCTCTGTTGATTTCAGCAAGGATCTCAGTAGAAAGAATGTTTGCTAGTTCAGACTCGGCATCTAATCCGTGGATAGCTTTCAAGTCTTGAGCAAGTTCAACTGAGTAGTCTGCTCTTAATGCTCTACCTTTAGCTTCA